TTTTCTTTTTCTTTTTTGTAGAAACTACCGAACCGCCGAGTTTAAGTTTCTTTGTAGCTCCCGCAATTCTATCTGCTTGTGTAGGATTAGGATTATTATCTATTCCTGCTTTAACGGATAGCATACCAAACTCTGTTTTCTTTTTAGCCATTCTTTTTTACCTTTTTAGCTACTTTTTTAGCCGTCTTTCTGGCTGCTTTTGCAACTGTGCCTGCCAAGCCTCCAAGTGCTGGTATTGGAAAAGGTGTTGTTTTTTTAAACATGTCTTTAAATTTTGGTAATTGTTTTTGTTGTTCTGGAGTTGGTCTACCTAGAGGTCTTTCAAATTTTGGACCGTCTCCTTTAGGAATAGGTATATATCTAGGTCCTTTTTTCTTTTTTCCTTTGTTTGCTTTGGCAATTCCAGGCTGTCTATCACTAGAAAGTCTATAAGGATTTTTTTTCTTTTTTGGTTTTGGTTTTGTAAGCGCCATAGTTGATCTCCTGTTTAATGTATAGTAGGTTTTATAAGGTTTAGCAAGTCTCTTCCATTATGATTAAGAATATTATCAAACTCCTGCTCTGTTAAGTTGTTATGATACAACATTTTAGCTACGGCCATCATCGAACCCGCTAAAAGTATTTGATCATTTTGATTTTCACACGCTGTATCAGCAAAATTCATTAATTCGTTAAAATATTCTTGTAATCTAAGTGTTGCGCTTGTCATTTTGTTTTTCTAAATTAACATTTGCACGTAATTGTGCAATATCTTCTTGTGAATCTATCTTATCTTGCGCTAATTTAGCATTTTGTTCTAATTTTGCAGCATCCAGCTCCATATTTGCTTGATCATTTTGTGATTTTCTCTGTAAATCAGCAGCACGTAGCTGTAATTCTTGCTGTTTTAACTGAATTAAAGGATCTTCTCCTTGTTCTGCCATCATTTCTTGCTCTTCAGCAATCATTTTTTCTGTCATTTCAGTAATTCTTTCAGCAACTTTTGATTCTATGATTTCTTGAAGCTTAACTTGCTCTTCTTGTGGCATTTGACCACCAAATCGTTGTGCTAGTTCTTGTACTTGTTCTTGCATTTCTTGTTCTACTTCTTCTCTTGCTTGAATAGAGACGTGTTCCATAATATGTGCTTCTAAAAGGGTCATTGCCTGTAAATTATTCTTAACTAAAATGCTTGAAAAGAAAGCTCTATGAGAATCAATGTGTGCTAAATGATTTTGATTTCTAAATGCTTGCAAAGGTTTTCCTAATAATGTGCTACCGTTTTCTATTCCTGGATCTTGTGGTTGAGGTGGAGTAGGAACAGGTAGAATTGCATCAACATTTTGAACACCCATAGCTTGATACATACGTCGATATGCTTCGTACATGTTGTGCATTTGTGGTGCCGCTTGAGCGAGTTGTAATTGTGTCTGTGCCAACGTAACACGTTGAGACATGGAAAAAATAGTTGGATCAGATACTGGAAGTATATCAATCTTATCATCAAAATCTGCTGTTTTAATTGATCTAATTCCCCCAACAACATCGTACGGATATTCAGGATCAAGTGATTCTGAAAATATTTTTGCTAATAATTTAAATTCTATTTTTTGCGCATAATGTAATCTCTTGTGTATTGCAGACATAACACGCATGCCTCTTTCCATAAGAGCCATAGTAGTGCCAACTGGAGCGTTTGCTGCAACACTGTCACCAATCTTTTGATCAGCAACCGTAGCAAATTCTTTACCTGCTTGAACAACAAAACCTAATAATTGAAATAAAGTTGGATCTGCTCCTTTGTATGGTAACGGCATAAGTCCTGCACGTAAATCACCTGAAGGTGCATCAACATCTCTAAACTCACCTGGTTGCAACGGATTGTCATCATCACTAATACGAAGACCTCTTGCTTTAAATCCTGCTGGTAAGTTTGATAAAGTACCTGCATCAATTAATTGTCTGAGAGCAGCTGTAGCGGTTCTTGATAAACCACCAAGCATATGAATTAAACCTAATCCATAAAACCCTAAACCTGGTAAGAATTTATAATGAGCAAAATATTGTATTTTCTTTAAGGTATCGTCGTTCTCTTTATAATTTCTATATACAGATAAAACTTTTCCAGAACCCTCGTCTATCGTTACAATGTAAGGAAGTTTAATACCATCTTCTGTTTCAAAACCTGGTATGTCGAGATTAGCGTGAATTTCTAATAACGTATATTCGTCATCAACGTATCCTACTTTTTTAACACCTGATATTTCGTTTTCTTTTTCTTGTATTCTATCCTCAAGATCCATTGGCTTGATTTGAATATCGCGATAGAACCCAGACACTTGTAACTTACGAATTTCATTTTCTGATTTACGAATAACATGTGTTACTCTTTCCGCTTGTTCAAGATTAGTAGCGTTGTACGGAACAACGAGATCATCGCTTGGAACAAACTTAGATACTGCTCTGTTTACACCTCCATCGTAATAAATTTTCTTGAAGGTAGAACCCGACAAAGGTAAATAAAATAACATCTGATCGAGATCAGGATCAAACTCTTCCATCACGTGTGTAATTTGATAGTTCATAAATTCTTGCACACGTTGTGCTTGATCTTCTTTTGCTTTTGTTACTTCACCAATAACTTGTGTTCTGACAGGTCCCCCTGCTGGTAGTAATTCTTTATAAGCTTGTGATTGAAACTGTGTAACAGACTCAGATAATAAAGGGTGTGTAACACCACTTGCTCCCTGAAACGGTTGAGAACGTTCATTGTATTTTAATCCTAATAGATCTAAACCTTTTTTATAGGCTTCTGCCCATTCTTTCCTTGAAGATAAATCATTCTCGTAACCCTCTACTAAGTCCGACGAAATGACAGATAAATCATTCTCATCAATAAATTCAGCTAGGTTTGAATCAAATGTATCTTCTAATATTCGTTCTTGCTCTCCAACAATTGCGCCACCATCTTCTGTTATTTCTACCAAAGGATTATCAGTGCCTGGCTCTAGTTCTACTGTTTCTCCTACTTTAGGAGGTATCATCAAAGCATCGTTTACTGTTCGTGGTTCGTTTGGATCTATTCTTTTGTCAATTGCCATTAAGCTGCTCCTATTAATTCTTCAATATTTGGCAGTGGATTGTACTGTACTAAACCGCCTGTCGCCAAATGGGTTTTTGAAGGTAATACCATTTCTGGTGTTAGTTTTATAGCATAAGCGTCCACAGTTTTAAAGCCCGAAGGTATAGTTGTTGTTTTTGTGTATAAGTTTTGTGCATTATCAGAACTGTTAATAAAGTCTGTTGCCTCACTCATTGCGTCCTCAAGGCCACCTGATTTTACACGTATTTCTTTAAGTATGTTTTGACCGTCCATTGATATAACTTGAATAACCTTTTTCTTACTTCTTGGCTCACCTATTGCTACTTTAATTATTTTAAACTCTGAATTGTTAATATTTGCCGCTCTTTTTAATGATTGCTCTAGAACACTGGTGTAGTGTTTACCACTAACGTCTGATACATCTGGCCCTCCGTAAAACTCATATGTTCCTACACCTTTTTTACCCGCTCTGTCTGCTAGTGGTGTTGCTGTTGTTCCTGCTTGCCCATATCGTTTTGTCACCAGTTCAGCAGGCGTAATAGCATACCATGTTGGTGCATTTGGATCGTTTTCTACAAACAGTCTTTTTGCTGCTGCGTGTAAATCATTCTTTACTATAACATCACCCCACAGCTTTCTGTCTTTAAACGGAATATTAGGAAAAAGGGATTTCATGGTTTCAGGATTAACGACGGCTTCATCAAAAAACTTTAATACGTCGTCTCTTTCTTTTTGAGCCGCACGCACAGGTATCATGTCTTCAGGTGTTAAAGTGCCAGGACGTATATCCGCAAACTCTTTAAATATTTTATTAGAGTTTTGTAACTTTTGAATATGACCTGCAAAGTCAGCCTCTGTTCTAAACACAGGACGTAGAATGTCTTTATGCTTTGCATAAAACTTTATTAGCTCAGAAGATACATCACCTTGTTTTTCTCTTCCAATAATACGTACGTCTGTAAGATTAGAGCCTTTTTCTAATAATCGTAAATACTCTTTTTTTACTTGCTCTACATTTTTTCGATATGTTTGAAAAATATCAGATTGTATTTCATCAGCAAATGTTACGTTGACTACTTGATCATCAACAACAGCTACATCCAACGGCGATCCAAGATTGTCTATATCATCTTGTATCTTAACTAATTGCTTTTGTGCATTGTCAATATTCTTCTGTGCTTGTTCCATGCTAACACGTCCACCTGATTGATCGACAATATCTTGTGCAGACTTGTTGGTAATTGCTGTAAGTCTATCTCGTTTGTTTTCTAGCTCTGGCAGTTTTGTGGCATCACCTGATAATTGTTTAGCCGTGCCAGGTACAATTCCAGGACGGTCCGTGAGCCGCGACCACCCGACCACGTACGCCTGATCACCTCTGAAGAAATCATGTGTTGAATATTTATATGTTCCTGGATCGCCAGGAATGTCTTGCGGATCGAGATACACCACATGTTCCCTATATGTATTAGGCAAACTACCACTTTCATAATGACCACCACCGTATTTACTTGATGTAAGTTCAGGTTCCAAAACACCTGCTTGTCTCTCTTCAATATCTGATCTGAAACCAAATGTTTTTGTTTTTAATTTACGAATAGGTGCTTGTTTAATTCTGTCTAATAAAACTTGCTTTGTAACAGGCTGTCCTGTTTGAAATAACGACGAGAAGAGTTGTGGTAGCTGATAATCTTCTACCTCTAGTTTACTAATATTTCGTGATTGAAAGAAGTTATATAAATCTGCTGGTGTTTCAAAAACATCAGGAACACTTGGATCAAGTAACTTTGCTTCTACGTTTGAGTAAAACCGACCAATATCCTCTCCTGCTGTTGCTGTTGCTTCTGCTACTTCATCACCAATACGAATTAAATTTTTTGTTTGATTACCACCTTTAATGATGTCACTTTTTTTATCTAAGTAAACTGCCCACCCAGGTGCTTTACCAAAAATATTAAGAGACGCCATTTCTACCTGTGAAGGTAGATTGTTTTCTGTTGTTGGTTTTAAGTTTGCTTCTTCAAACAAATCAAGTTCATCAATGCTCATGTAGGGTGTATCTTCTTGTATACCTCTTACATCAATACCGCTGTCGTCAGGTGTACGTAGTGGATCAGTAAACTGTCCTGGATCGCCGCCCATGGCCATGTTTCTAATATTGGAAGGAGGTGTTTCTCTTTCGCCAGGTGCAAGGTCTATGCCTGTTACTTCTTCAAACAAAGTATCGTCTTGCATAGTTTTTATCTCCTTCGGTTCTTTTCCTAATAACCTGAACTTTTCAGAATCAAGAATTTTATAAGCTTCTTCTTGAGCCATGTCATAAACAAATTCTGGCATTTCCTCAAAAGAATCAGCTTCTTTTAATAGTTTATCAAAATCTTCTGGATTTACAACATTTTGTGAAATATCTGGAGATTCATATATTTCTAATATTTTATTTTTTAATATCTCTCTTTGCTCTGCATATTGAGGGTTCTCTAACTCACTTCTTATATTTGCATAATATTCATCTGTTTTTTCTTTCGTATTATCTGTAGCATCATTAATCATTCTAATAATGTTAGCTAAAAAAGCAGGTTCTTTTCCTGTTTTATACATAGATGAGGGT